ATGTTGCTCGAAAAAAAAATAAAAACAAAATTGACCCACCCCCCGTAATTCCCCGTATCTATTGACTTGTAGCGGTGCTGTTGTTTGATTGTTTGTGTATGTGTTTGTGTATGTGTTTGCTTAGAGTGGTCTATCGCCACGCGCAGAGTTACAAGATAAATGCGCTGCCAGAAGGGGACTGGTGCGGTCTCCAGGTATAAGGTGATCAGCAGTGATTTGATTGCGGTCAGTGAACAGTTCATTACAGAGATGGCATCGCGTTGCTGTGCCCCGTAGGTATGCCCTAGCCTGCTTGTATTTAGGGTCGTTATACCGCCCCCATTTCTCTTTCATGTGAGCTACACAGTAACTGCCCCCTGATGTTAGGACACCGCATTTGATGCAAGGCTTAGGGAATCTACTCAAACAAATCAGCTTCTTTATCGTCTAAGGTTAGGTAAGCGTGTTTTAGTCTGCCTTCAATAATAGGTAAGTATTCAGGCGTTAGCTCTATACCTATAAAGCGTTTGCCTTCAAGTATCGCAGCCTTACCTGTTGAACCTGAACCTGCAAAAGGGTCTAAGACTACTCCGTTATTAGGTGTTACAAGGCGAATCAGATACTGCATTAGTGTTGTTGGTTTTACTGTTGGATGAAAGTTGCGTTGTGGTTGAACACCTTTTTCTTCAAATGTTCCCATTCCTGTTGATGTTCTAAGGTCTGGTCTTTGTATAGGTAGTTCATCTAAGCCTTCGTTGCGATCTCGTTTGTTTGCTTTAGCAACATAAAAGAACCTGCTCGCCCCACCAGTATCACCCATACTTCTAGCACCGCCAACAGTTTCTTGACCGGAAGCAAATGATGTATTTACAGACTGTCCACGCTTACTAGGATATTGTCCGCCGGGTCTTATCCCTGATTGTTCGTCTAGTAGTTCGGCAGTGTATTCGTCAAGGATAATGTTTGCAGGCCAACGCCCAATATGAAGGCTATTTATTGGTTCACTCTTGCCATACATACCCAAAGCTGAACCTGTCCTTTCATCACCTGTTATCGCAACATTTCTACCACCTAAAGTCCTGATAGTTTCTGTCCCTATTCTTGCCCCGTCTATGTTGATTGCGCCTGTCCCATACTTCAAAACATTTTCTGCGACTGTCCCGATAACAGGTTTACGCGCTACAACTATTGGTTCGTGTGCAGGTTTGAGCGCTGTTCCCCAACCATCCCACGCCTTAGCATCATCAGTAGCAGACTCAGTTATGAAATCTGTTTTGCCTACTGTCCCACTTTCATACAAAGTATTATCTTTTGTTGATTGTTCTCTGCTGTTTGGATTACGCCCTACAACTGTTCTTTCTGCCCCTGCCATCTTGTCTATTGCTTTAGAGATGTTGTGTGACTTGGGGAAACCTGATCCATACAGCCAAGCAATGTTATCTCGTATTTCAAAGCCTGCATCTTCAATAGCAACAGCCAACCTATGCCAAGTGCGTGTTCCCCCGAAAGCCAATAAATGCCCACCAGGTTTCAAAACCCTTAGACACTGTTCCCAAAGTTCAACTGAGTAAGCAATCCCTGAGTTATCCCAAGACTTACCCATAAATCCTAGTTCGTATGGCGGGTCGCACACTATTGAATCAATACTGTTAGAAGCGAGCTCGGGTAATACTTCTAGATTGTTTCCTGCGTAAACAATGGCTTGCCCGATTATTAGTTTAGGTATCATTCTTCTTCTTCATCATTCGGGTCGTTGTATTGGTCATAGATGGCTTGAAAACCTAATGCTATGTCTGTGTTGCTTAGTGTAGAACTGTCGCGCTCAGCAGGTTTCAGTGGCTTATCTGAGTGCTTATGTGTCCTTCTCCAAGCCTTGACTAATTCGATTGCTTCACGATCATCAGTCTCAAATTCTGCGCCACAAGAACAGGTTTCACGAATCATTTTTAGCCCAGCCTGAGCCCCTAAAGATTACTGTTTGAACCCCAAACACTCTATCCATCTTGATTTTGCAGACTTGGCATTTAGGTTCAGGGATTGAATCACTTAGAGCTTGTATTGCGGTAAATGATGCACCACATTTTGAGCAAGTAAATTGATATGTAGGCATTAGTTGTTCCTTTGTGGAGCTGTTCGGATTCGAACCGAAGTCCTACTAATTCCGCAAGCGGGTTTATCAGCAGTCAAAACCATTTCAGCCCCTAAATCTTCCAGACTGTCCCTGTAAAGTCTATGCCTTGTTGTAGTTCAAAGCAGACTAAGCCAGGCTGTGAATCTTCACCGGCAGTTAATCTCCACCAGCTTGACCCATTATCTAGCGTTGATGCCTGCACCCAGAAGCGTGATGTTCCACGCGGAGTAGAACCTAACTCTAAAACTCTTAGATGATGGAAGTGCCCGCTAACTCCGATTGTTGCTGCGTGAACAGGTTGCTTACCGAACGCTTGTTGCCGCCACCATGTAGGAACTGCATCTGGTCGCGGGGATTGATGTCCATGCCATAAGCCGAGAATATGGAACTGATCGCCGAATACATCTAAAGCAAGTGATTCATCATTTTCGGCAGGTTCAAAGAATGTTATAGGTAAGCCAACTTCTTTAGACAGTCTGGCAAGTGTTCTCCCGATATGTATTCCCCAATCATCAGTAACCTTGCCTACGCGTTGCTTATTGACCCTGAATTGGCAGTGATTGCTTCCTACGCTCAAATAAGTTATAGGCGAATGTTTAGATAACATTTTAAGCGTTTCCCAAGCCAAAGATGTTGCCAAATCAACTTGTTGCATAAGGCTCAAATCATTACTTTGTAGCTGATGTAAGTCCGCAGCATTACTAAAGTTCTCTATCGTATCGCCAACATCACAGAAAATAATCTTCTCAGGGCGAACTTCTTTTACTTTCTTGATTAGTTCTAACTGTGTTTTAGCAACCCTATGAATGAGCGCATCAACACCGCCCCTATGATCTACCTTGCCAACCTGCAAATCACTCCACAAAATAACTAAGGCTTTACCTGACTGAACAGGCTTAGGCACAACAGGCTTAGTTTTCTTTACCAGGCTATACAGCAAAGGTAAGTCAATAGTTGAGTTTCTTTTAACCCAGCGAATCCTAACTGAAGTCATCCACATAGGTTCAAGTGGAAAAGGTCTAGCAACCTGCCAACGACTAATACGCGGTTGCCCCACAATCTCAATCTCTTCAGGATTTATGCCTGCTTCTTTTAGGAAAGCATCAACATCAGTAGGCTTATCGCCTTCAACTGCTGGTAAGACTGCTTCACCACCATTACCATCAAACTGAACTGATGGATTCCAACCTTCAGGATAAGTAACCTTTGGTGCAGGTGTGCTCAATCCTTCAAACATGAGCAGCGTTTCTCTCTGTGATGTTTGATAGCTGCATCACTGCATTTAGTTCCACGCTTATACAACTCATTACTTAAAGTTTTGTAAGGCCATTCAGGACTCATTACAGCCTGCTCAAAGATAGCTTTATCTTTATCTGATAGTTCAGACAGGATTGTTCTTATACGACAATTAGTTTGGCGTTTAGGTAACTTCAAATCTTCAAACATCTCTTAACTCTACCTTTCCTAAATCTTGTTTATGTAAACTTATGACTTCTTTAGCGACACCTTCAGCAACAGCCTGAATAATGTCCCCTTGAGCAGCAGCAACTAAAAGAAGATCAGCGAGCCTATTGCTTAAAGTAAGTTCAAGTCTGGAATCATTTTCACGCAAAATAAGGATGGCTTCATCAAGTTCCCTACTTAACATCGTTTAGAGCCTTTACCTTGCGAATCAGGGTTTGCAAATACTTTGCTTTTATCCTGGCGTTTACAGCTAGAGAAGCAACTTCAGTATCCTTATGAACCTTCTTCATCTCTTCATGCAAAACAAACAAAGCAAGATTCACCCCATAAGTTTTACCGGTCTGCCTAGCGTTCCACCAGTAACGATGCATAGTTTTAGGAAACAAGCGTTCAAGCATCTTCTTCATCATAAATCCCATCATCAGTGTTATCTAAAATACTTTTCATCCCTTGAGCGGCAGCCAAAGGAAGTAAAACTGCTAAAGCAATAACAGTAAAAACAATCTCTAACAGGCTCACAAGATATCTACTTGATCTGTTAGCTTCTCCAAAATCAGGTCAAGGATAGCCTGCAACTGAGCATTAGTAATAATCTCTTTACGCTCAAGTTCAATCAATGCATCAGAAGTTCTAGTATGTTCTTCCCGCTGACCTTCACTCTTACCTGCCTTATAGTCTTTGCTGAAAATGTTGATTGTGTTTACTCTTACGCATTGGCAGTTATCTTGGCAGTTGTTACAGCTCATTTGCGACCTGCTTTCAAACCTTCAGCAAACTTTGTTAGGTGAATAACTAAAGTATCAATAGCATCTCTCGCACCAAGATCATAAGCATCTTTAGGATCTAAAGGCATTTGTAGGCGCTTATAAGAATCAATGATGCTTAGAACTGCTTCGATAGCGTTATCTCTTGATTCTTGTATTGCTCGACTTATAATGTGATGTGTTTCAGGTACGCCCATTTGTTAGTCTCCTTCGCAGACTAGTGTTTTATTGTTTTCAAACTGATCTAGAGTTGTTGCTTCAACACATTTAGGTATCGAAAAATAGAAGCAGAGTATTCCAATCATTATGACGAGTATTGAGATTAGAGCTATAAACGCTTTATCAGTCATTTGTTTTCTCCCTTGATAAGAGCAATAATTACATCGTGTTCACAACCACCAGGAACTAAATCTTCTCCTAGTCCATCATTGCAGTTTGCAGTTATTAGTTTGATGATGCGTTGCTGTTCTCTCAACTCACCTTGTTTGCGATAAAACTCACGAACACGCTCAGCAGAAGTCAATTCAATTACTTCAGACACGATATTTACCTTTCCAGTATTCGGCTTCTTCAGTCATCAGCTCATTCAAACGTTTATGCCCATTGATTTGCACATAAGTTTCTGAATAAGCGTTATCAATCTTCCCTAGCAACCCTGCAAGCCTGTAACTGACCCCACCAAGAAAATGTAGTTTGAGTTTTAGCAGCAACGACTTAGAACCTTTAGATCGTTTACCCATCACAAACCCCAAATCCAAGCACCTGCGACAGCAACAAAATACATTGCCCCATAACCTAAACCAATAAGGCTCAAAATGCCTAGAACTGCTTTCATTTGATTAGCTCCAAACCTTGAAGAATCTGATGAACTGCACGATTACGCTCAAGAAACACTGACTGCCCATAAGCAGTAACAGCATCATCCCAAACATCAAACAGATCGGCATGATTGAGAAAGTCTTTACCGCAATTTATCCAAGCCTTATAGGCGTTTACTGCTTCAAGAAAAAGCATTTCAGGATCACGCATTATGCACCTAGCAATTCAGGTGTTGTTGCAATCCATCTTGCAAGTTTGGCTTCAAGTTTGTTGATTCTGCTTTCTTGTGCAGAAACGGCTTGTTTTAGTTCAAGGTTTGTTGGGTTTGCTTCTAAAGTAATAGTCAATTCAATAAACTTTTCTTTGGCAAACTTGATAACTGATTGTTGCATTTTGGTGCTCCAGTCAATTGCATTTCTAGTGTCTTCTTGTGTCCATTTTTGCTTGCTCATTGTTTGTCCTTTGTTTGTCCGTATCAAGCCTTTTGACCTGATATGTCTATTCTATGCTCAAATAGTCGCTCAAGCAAAGCATTTAGGAAGTGTTTTTAGGTTACAGTTTGATAAACAATTTAAGGGTAATTGCTGATAGTAACAGCAACCCCAGACTCTCCCACAGCATACTTCTTAGACACTTCCAACCTAACAACCTGAGCATCATCCCCCCAAATACCCCCAAAACTACAAGAATCCATAAGACTTCTTAACACCTTATCCAAATCAGGTGGCACAGTCGGATAAGCCCTAGTAACAGTCTTCTTACGAGTCAAATAAAACACTGCTTCCAGCTTGACTGCCCCTTCAAACTTGCTTAGATCGCCTGAATCAATCATCGCCTGCTTTACCGCTTCACTAACAGCCTTCCGCCAAGCAGGTAACTTAGGTGAACTCTCAATAATCAAAGGAATAGTATTGCCAGCAGCAGTCCGCCTAGTGCCAACATACTTTTTAGAACCCTGTGGCGCAGGATCAACCCCAAAAACAGTAAAACTAAAACTATCTCTTGCCATACCAATTCACCAACATAACAAACCAAATAAAAACCCCTACCAAACCATTTACGGCCGATAGGGGTTGCGGAGTGATTAACGCGTTATTCAGCAATAGGAAACCGATAACGAAGCCAACACCCCAATTCTGCATCTACTAAAAGGGAAGGTCAGTAGCAGCAGAAACTTTAGGTGCTTCAACAACAACAGCATTATTCACATCAAGTTTGACTTTACGACCAGGCTTACCAGTCTTATCTTCAAAATCTTCAATCTTTGCTGATAGTTGCCCTGTAACAGTAACATCAGAATCAACCTGAATGTTATGTGAGACAGCAAACCAGACTGTCCATGTTCTTGTGTAATCTTCACCAGTAGCCGACTTGTAAGACTCTACAAGCGACAGCCCTTGACTGCTAGCACCGAATACTTTGTTTACTTTACCTGTTACCTTGACCTGAGCCATAGTTTCTCTTTTCTCTAAATGTTTGAATGTTACCTAAATAGTTTAGGGTTAGGGTGCGACAATATGTGCATCATTTATACAATCCCTATGCCCACAAATACGCTCACCCTGCTTCAGTAACCTACCCTGCTCATCAATCGGGTTTAGATCAGCATCAACAAGCCCCTGATGCGGTTCACAACGCAAACCCTTATAAGTAATCACAGTCTGCTTCTTAGCTCGACAGTTTATACACAACAAATCTTTTCTGCCCCGCTTCTCATAAGGCACAGCCCACTCAAAACTACATCTACGACACTCAACCCTGTTATCTTCAACCACGCTTTTAGTATAAATCTTTCACCCGCGAATACTTGCCATCAAACACCTGGTCAAAGATACCAGTGGCACCATGCCTATTCTTGACCACATCAAAAGTAATAAGCGACTTCAACCCCATCAAAGCATCATCCCACTTACCTGCCTTCTCAAAATCAGCATCACGACCCTTATCATAATCAGACTGCTTCCTAGACAACATAACAATCACATCCGCATCCTGCTCAATCTGCCCCGAATCACGCAAATCCGAAGCATTAGGTTTATCATCAGGCTTATTATCTACCCTTCTATTTAACTGAGCCAAAGCAACAATAGGCACACCCAATTCCTTAGCAAGATTCTTTAGGTCAATGCTTATCTGAGAAATCTGCTCATACTTAGGTGCACGCGGATTAGCGGCAGTAACCAACTGCAAATAATCAACAACAATCACCTTCACCAACTGTTTCTGCATAACAGCCAAAGCATAAGCCCGCAACTGAGCAACAGTCTGACCGCCACGATCACTAATAATCAACTTACTAGAAGTCGAAGAAATCAAATCATCAATAGCCTTTACTTGAGCATTAGTGAGCTCATTACGCTCAATCACATCCAAAGGAATGTTCAACTCCCCCGCAACAGCACGATTCAACAAACTTGACTTATCCATTTCAAGCGAGAAAAACAGCACATCATCAGTGCGAGCAATCTCCCACGCCAACTGCAACCCAACAACAGTCTTACCCACACCAGGCCGAGCACCAAACACATACAAACCCGACTGCTTCAAACCCACAATAAGGTTATTTAGTTTGTTGAAACAAGTCGCAATAGTGCGCTTAGGATTACGAATCTCAAGCAACATAAGCGTCAAATCGTATCTCAAGTCAGGCAACTCAAAAGACTCAACAAGCTGAAGTTTCTGCATCTCAGCCTTGACCTGCTCAATACGCGCAGCAACATCCCCATCACCCTGCAACTCCAACGCCAACAACCTAAGTTTGCGATCAACACTCGCTTCAACAACCCTAGAAACATAAGAAGCAACATGAGCAGGCACAACAGCAAAATCACAGCTCGTAACAACCCTTTGCCTAGCAACCGGATTCAACCGAGCAGACACAGTAAAAACATCAATAGCCTTATTCTGAGCCTTCAAATCCTGTATAACATCAAACGCTTCAGCAAACCAAGGCGCATCAAAATCATCACTAGACAAATGAACATGATCTAAAACAGCACCATTAGAGTTCAAAATAGAACCTATAACAAGCTCTTCAAAATCAATCTCAAACATCAGTTGTCCCCTTCTGCTCTAGGAAAGCACGCCAAAACCTTGCTCAACAAAATCTCATCGGTATGAGCATTATCAATCCACCAAGCATCCCTAGAAACAGCAAAAGACTCCAAACACTCCTTACGCTCAACAAACGACAAATCAGGCCTAGCCTGAGCAACAACATCCCAAAAGACAGAACCTGGTCTCGAATCAAAAACAAGTTTTCTGCTCTTATCTAATTTATTTAATTGTTTATATAATGGGCGGAAGTTTTTGTCGTTTTCAGCGGAAGTTTCTTGCACTTTCAGCGGAAGTTTTTGTATATTCAATGCGGAAGTTTCTTGCACATTATTCTCAAGAAAACTAATCAAATACCGGTTAGCTTTACCATGACTATTACCCTTCACCCAAACAAGTTCACCTAATTTCAGCAGCCGATTCAACCCTGACCGAACAGCACGATCACTCACACCACACAACTCAGCAAGATGCTTTTGACTAGGCCAAGAACCCTTACCAATGTTGTATGTCTTAGCAATAGCAAGCAAAATCAACTTATCTGTCTTTACGGCCTGCGACTCACGCCAAACCTTATCCATCTCTCTATAACCCATTTGTCCTTGCCCTTTTGTTGTAATCTTGAACTTCAACCATACTCATTAACAGCTCTAAATCTGTGATTTGTTTAGGTTTCTTAGCGTATTTCAACCCAATAACATGATTCCTGTTCACACAGTCTTTCAACCCGCATAGGCGTTCACCAGGTAAGTAAAGTTCCCCATCGCCGTCAATAGGCCGCCACAGGTCATCAAGTTCACCGGTATAGGGGTAACAGACTATTACACCTAAAACAGCGTGTATTGTCCTTACAGCGTTACTAGGGGTTGCAGTGCAGTCGCGACATTTATCCCAATCAAGTTTTCCGCGTTCTTTGCGTTTAGCCCAAATTGTGTAAGGCACTTTTTGCCCACATTGAGCACAATCAATCAGGTTAGTTTTGAGTGCAGACTCGTAACGCTTTTTGTCCATAACCTGTATCTAACCATAGACACAGTAAAAATACCTAATTTTGAAGAAAACTAATCATAAAGTTTAGGCGCAAAGTCTGTTCATGTAGCCTAGACAGTGTTTTACCGCGCAACACAGGGTCATCACGCAACACAACAACAAGTTCACCTAGCTCACGAACATGAGCAGACAGGACACCTATGTTACGAAGCAACTCCAGAGATTCCATCAGCCTTACCTTTTATTGCTTCAAGAATACTAGGACTAGCCTTACCCTGTTTGGCTTCCAAATAAAGTGATCGTAAACCGTCAATGTCGTTTATGTTGCTTAACGCTAATTCCCAGTTACGTTGAACAGGCACATCACGCTTGACTTTGCTCATCTCTTCGCGTGTAGCTCGTTTATCACCTGAATAGCCTGCATTGGCGAGTGCTCTTCCAATTGCCGAAGTTTCTGCGTTTTCAAGTGCGCTGGTCTTATTTGCCATACCTGCACCATCAATTTCAAAAGCAAGTCCGGTAGCTTTAGGGATGTTTGCAGCCTGATCGCCTGAACTCAAATAAATGTAGGCTTGCACAACCCAAGTGCTTATCTGTCTATCGGTAGCAGAAGTAATGTTGCGGGTGATAATACGCCCATCGCTGTTGTCTTTATAGAAGCGGGTTATACGCTCGGCAACTGTTTCATAATCTGCCAAATTGAATTGAGCCATTATTTCTTCTTCTTTCTATCTAACTTCACGATTGTTACACAAGCAATCCAAAACAAAGGCACAAGAATCATGCCAGTAACGATAAGCAATCCTGTGTAGTAAGGCACATCTAAAGTCATTTCTTTACTGCTTT